AATCTAGAGCAGTAGTAACAATTGTTCACTCTATTCAAAATACTGTAATTGGTAGAGCAGATACTGCTGGTCCTCGAGGAAAAGGTTATGGTGAGGTGGAAGACCCAATGTTTACTGTAGATACATCTTCTCCTCACGGTGTGTCAGTTACACCTATTCAAGATGCAAGAGAAATTGACAAAAAACAAAATGGATTAGGAATAGCAGAGGCTGGCGCTCCTGCATATACCGTTGACACAATCTCACATCAGGCAGTTAGTCTTTTAACAATAGTAAGAAGGCTCACTCCCAGAGAGTGCGAAAGATTACAAGGTTTCCCAGATGACTGGACTGGCGACCAATCAGATTCTGCTAGATACAAACAAATGGGAAATGCAGTTACAGCAAACGTAGTTGAGTGGATAGGGGGAAGATTATGAATCAACTAGAGACTAAATATGGCTGGGGATGTAAGGATAACCACGTAGACAAGCAAGCGTTGGCTATTCAGATAGAACAACTTGAGATTGACAGTTCTTTGAGCGCTGCTGAAATTCTTACATATGTTGCCAAACTTGTAAAAAGACTGTAGTATTCTTTTTACCGATAGGGGTTGCGATGAGCCCCGTACTTTAGCAAGAGACTAAAGGCGTTGGAAACCTATAACAATGGGCAAGGATATACGTGGGATGCGAGTTATAGCCCATGATTGGACAAGACGGTCGCGTAGTTAAACCTACGCTATAAGAAACCTACCTACGTATATCCGAATTACTTTTATTCATATCCTTGATTTTTAAAGAAAATAAATCCTTCTTCAGTAGCAGAGAATATTGCTTTAAGATCTTCGTTGTATTCAACCTTTACAAAACCCATCTCATAAAAACCCATTAAATTATCATTAATTCCAGTCATAATTTCATCATACATTTCAGGCAGTAAAACCTTCATTAATTCAAAGTTATAGGTGTAAGTAAGTTCCCCATCTTCATCAAAGCCATCTTCTACTAAAATCCCAGCCTCAATCATTCTTTCTACAAAATCGTTACTTTCCTCCTCCGAGAGATACTCGAAGTCTTCCATGTCATCCATACCAGAAATCTTAACTGATATAGTAGGCATATGATTTATTCTAAGTTCGGCGAGTCGGATGTTTATGTTTACTCCGTTCCTGGTCGCGGCCTTGTCTGCGGAATGTGTTACTTTGGTGACGAGTTAGATATCTCCTTCAACGCAGAGTCAACGCAAGAAATGATTGACCACCTTAACGCTCACCAAAAAATCGGACACTCCCTTCCCCCCAACCTTTCCTCCCTCCTCCTTCTAGATAACCTAGTTAATTATCCCGATTCTCTTTCTTAGTACGGAACGAGAGCGCGAAAAAACGCATTTTTAATCTAAGGTATAATTAAACTCTTTAAGGAGTAATATGCCTATCCTAGGAAGTAGTGCAGGAGCTGTAAAGGCTGCACCTGGTGTGCCGACTATTGACACCGTTACAGCCACTAATGCTACTACAGTTTCCTTAGCATTTACTAATCCTTCTTTTTCTAAGTTACCAATTACTTCTTACACTGTGACTAGTTCACCTTCAATAGCACTGTCTGTTAGCGGTTCTTCTAGTCCACTGACAGTTACAGGTTCATTTGCTACAAACACAGCATATACCTTTACAATGACTGCAACAAATACTGTTGGTACCTCATCTTCATCAACTCCTTCTTCTTCGATAACTCCTGATGGCAACTATACTTTGGCCTTAACCGCAAATACATCACAGATGTGGACAGTTCCAAATAGCGTAAGCAAAATTGCTGTTTTTGCTATAGGTGCTGGATCTGCTGGAAATGGTGGTGGTAATAGTGCTGGTGGTGCTGGCTCAGGCGGAGGAGGAGGTGGTGTGTCTGCATTTAAAGATTATTCAGTGACACCAGGATCTTCTTATTCAATAACTGTTGGAACAGGCGGCAATATCGCAGGGGGGATTTATGGAAGTGGAAATGGCGGAGGGCAAAGTTCTTTTTCAACTTTAGTTTACGGAGATGGAGGCGCTGATAGCCAAGGCTGGGATCTTGGACATATTGGTGGTAATGGTTCATCAAATATTGCAGGCTCACAAAATGCTAGTGGTGGAAACGGTGGAAACGGTGGAGCCAATAACGTTGGGACCGTTGGCAATAGTGGAGGAAATGTTTCAATAAATCTTTCAGGATTAGGATCTATTTCATATCAAGCTGGTGGAGGCGGTGGAGGTGGTGGTAAAGGCGCCTCTACAGGCAGTGGTCAAATAAATACAATAAATGGTAGCGCTGGAGGAGCTGGAGGAAGTTTTGGCGGAGGAGCTGGAGGAGCTGGAGGCTCTTCTTCAGAAGATAATCCATTACCTGGACCAGCTGGAACATCTTCAAATCAAAGAGGAGGCGGTGGTGGGTCTGGTTCTGGTGGAAGAGCCTATAATACTTCAAATGGTACATTTCAAAATGGTGGAGCTGCGTACGCTGGCGCTGGCGGTGTTGGAGTAGTTTATGTTTATACCGCTCCATAATGTCAAATGAATCACAAGGCGGTAGTAGTGGCGCAGGACAAGTATTAGTTTACGTTAAGTAAGGTAAAATCTAAATATAAGCAACGTAACAATAGAATTAGATAACAACAAGGAGACACAGTGCCAATCATAGGGTCTAGTGCAGGAGCAACTAAGGGCGTACCTTCTGCACCTACGATAGGAACTGCGACAGACGGCGGGTCAGGTGCAATCTCTGTCACGTTCACGGCTCCCAGTTTCTCAAAATTACCTATCAGCTCATACACAATAACTAGCTCATCTGGTGCAACTGCATCAGGTGCATCTAGTCCAATAACGGTAACTGAGACAGTCGCGGGAACGTATACTTATACAGTTCGTGCTTCACATGCTAACGGACAATCAGCAGCATCTTCTTCTTCTAACGGAGTTTCTGTTTCATTTGCATACGCTCTCTCACAAACATTCACATCTTCAGGTACGTTTACAGTACCTGAAGGAAAAACTAAGATTGCTGTAATTGTGTCTGGTGGTGGAGGAAATGGATCATCTCAGGTTATGAACACTAGCCCTGGCGCAAACGGCGGGGCTGGAAGTTATTTTGGTGGCTGGTATGACTACACAGTAACTCCTGGAACTCAATATGGCGTGACAGTAGGAGGTTCAGGTGGAGGCGCGTCTTCCTTTGGTAGTTTAATAAACTCTGTCAGCCCTGGTGGCTTTACAACAAATGTGAATACAAACCTTGTTACTGCTGCAGGAGGCAACGGTGGTAATGGTGGTGTTGGGCAGAATTCTCCAACTTCTTACCCTTATAATGTGTACAGTGGCCGTGGTGGAAATGCTGGCAACGCAGCAGGTGCGGCGATTACGGCCTTTAGCGGTGTAGCGGGTCTTCCGTCTAGTTTTAGGTATGGCGGCGCAGGTGGAGGCGGTGGCTCTGGAGGTCAGTCAAACGATGAGCACGAAGGCGGCGCTAATGCTAGTGGCGGAGGCGGAGGCGCAGGTGGTGGGCCTTTCGGTGCAAACGGTGGAGGCGGAGGTGGAGGAACTGGTAACGGTGGCGCAGGTGGCACTCCTGGTGCAAGCAGCTACGGCGGCGGTGGAGGCGGCGGAGGTGCTGCAAGTGGTTACTGGTTAGGAACTAACGTTGGAGGCCAACCTGGTCAAGGCCGTGGCGGCATAGTTCTAGTCTACACAAAGTAACAACTAACTAACAAGTTAATCTGCATGCTTTCTTGTCATAATATGATACCTTTACCTAGACCAACAACAAAAGGACACTAACATGCCGCTTGAAATGACGTTTACTAACACCTTTGGTATTGATCTTTCACTCTATGAGCCACAGCCCGCTCGCACAATGATTCCAGACTGGTACAAAAACACGGAGTCATATATCTCTGGAGAAAAGATTCCTTCAGGTGAAGGACAAACATCTGCAACTATCAAGCGTTGCATGCCCGTTTTTGATGCAATCACTGCAGGTTACATCCTGACGACCTACGTTGATGTCTATGTATCTCAAAGAGAAGGTGCACCTTGGTATGAGTGGCCAAGTGCAGGACCAATTCAATTTCACCCTATCGAGCAGGCACCACTTCACCCTGCGGTAAATGGAGCACCTTTTCCTAAGTGGATTAACCCTTGGTCAATTCGCACACCTGAGAACTGGTCAATTCTTTTCATGCCTCCTATGCACCGAGAGAATCAACCATTCCAGATTCTTCCAGGTATTGTGGATACAGACCAATATTTCTCACCTACTAACTTTCCCTTCGTTCTCAGCGACGTTAAGTTTGAAGGTCTTATCCCAGCAGGAACACCTATGGCACAGGTTATTCCTATCTGTCGTGATTCTTGGGAGGTTAAAGTTGGAGGAGCCGACGAGATGGAAGATCAGATTGCGGTAACCCAGCAACTACGTTCAAGTTTCTTTGATTCCTACAAGCGCAAGTTTCGTCAGGATAAGAACTACTCATAATATAAACTCTAGTGTAGAATAGGTATAACAAGCCTAATCAGAAAAGGTAATTAACTCATGGCAGAACAAAACTACGCATTTGTCGTTGACGGTATGGTGACAAACATCGCCGTGTTTGACGAACCAACTGAAGAGCTACTTGCTCACTTTAAGGCTGAATTAAGCCTTCACCACATCGTACTTGCACACGAGGAGCCTAAAGCTGCTATCGGTGGCACTTGGGATGGAACAAAGTTTACTTTAGCTGCACCACATGCATCATGGGTACTAAACGCAGACAACGACTGGGAAGCCCCAGTTGCAATGCCTGTAACAGAAGGCAAGTACTACACATGGAATGAAGAAACAGTTTCATGGCAAGAGCATGACATTCCTGTAGAAACACCTGAATAAACTTAGATAACATAGAAACCGCGTCTGCATAGTAGGCGCGGTTTTTATCTATAAAAATTAAGGTGGTAAAATAAGTCTATGCCAATCATCGGATCATCAGCTAGTCAGTCTGGTCGCACGCCAGGAACGCCTACATCGGTATCTGCAACGGCGGGTAACGCTCAATCTGTTGTATCATTTACGGCTCCTGCATATACAGGTAAGGGCACCGTATCATACACGGTAACATCTTCACCTGGCGGATTGACAGCCTCTGGCGCATCAAGTCCTTTAACTGTTACTGGCTTGAGCAATGGAACTGCATACACATTTACAGTTACTGCGTCTGCTTCAGGAGTTGCTGGAACAGCTTCAAGTGCGAGCGGTAGTGTTACACCTATTGCACCGTACGCTTTAAGTCAAACATTTAACGCCGGAGGAAATTATACGGTACCTGCTGGAGTAACTCTAATTTCTGTTAAGGGTGTTGGCGCGGGTGGCGGTGGTGGCGCTAGTGGTTCTGGAAACTCTGGTTATGGAGGACAAGGTGGAGGAAGCGGAAAAACTTTTGTCCTTAAAGATATTGCTACTAATGCGGGAACAATATACTCTGTAAGCATTGGAGGAGGAGGGAACAGTGGTAATACACCTAGCTTTTACAATGGAAATAACGGAGGTAACGTAGGTGGTACAACCAACTTTGGAAATATCTTAACAGCAAATGGTGGTAGCGGTGGACTAGCAATTGGTAGTGGAAGTTCTGAACCCGTTGATTTCCAAAATGCTGCTCCCTCTGCTGGTACGGTCTCTGCAAACATAGGCACACTAATAGTTGGAACGGGCGGCCTTGGAGGGTTAGGTGGAGCAAGAAACTTTAACGCTCCAGGAAGTACTGGCGGTAATGGTGGCACTATGAATGCTGCAGCAAGCGGCGATGCACAAATTGGTAATGCTGACTATGGCGGTGGAGGCGGCGGAGGTGCAGCAGGCAACGATATCTACAATGTCACAGGTACCTACAACAGTAATGGTGGTGGAGGTGGTTCACCATCTGGTGGTTCTGGTGGTAACGGACAGGGAGTCACCTTAAATACTTCTGCAAGTTTAGGAAACTTTAATTCTAATGCTAACAATGGAAATACTGGTAACTCTTCTGGAGGCGGTGGCGGCGGAGGCGGCGCTGCTGGTTACGCGGGAAATCGTGCAAACTCAAATTATGCTGGTACTGGCGCTGCTGGTAGAGCAGGTATAATTTTAGTTTACGTCAAATAAAGTTAAACAAAATAAAAGACCGCGCCCTTTTGGACGCGGTCTTTATTTTTTTATCTCTTTACGGTAGGCGACTACCAGAGATAGTTGTCTCCTGACCTGTCCCGAGATCACGCAGGACAACCTTGATTTCATACTGCTCTGTAGGAGATAGCCAGTCAACGTTAACTACCTTTCCTACACCGTCTAGGCCAATCGCACTCGTTGAGCCGTTCTTATCTACAATCATCAGAGTCGCCCAAGTTTTTGTTGGGTCAAAGTTTGGAACGTTAGGAACTGAGATACTTGCAGAGCGGTGACCATTGGTTCCCGCTGCCTGTGCAACAACTACAGGAGCAGTTATCGTTGCTTTATCAGCAACAGCATCTCGCACAGGCTCTGGAGTAACAATTGGCGCAACTGGTGTTGCAACTACTGGATTAGAAGTTACTGTTTCTACACCTGTTGTAGTATCACGAACAGTTGTTTGCACTGTGATGTTTGAATCTTGAGGCACTGCCTTAATCTCTACAGTCTCGCCACTATTAGATACACCCACACTTGAGTGCGAACGTCCATCTGCAATTACCTGAACAGATACAGTCTTGTTTGCATCCGTTACAACAGGGGCAACAACGGTAACTGTTACAGAGTTATCGCTCTCAACTTTAACTGCAGTTACAACAGGAGCCTTAGCATCTGGTATTGCCTGCCCTGTTGGTTCAGGGTTTGGGTTAGGAACAACTTCTCCTGTTGTATCAACTGCTGGAGTTTCTACCTTAGTTGCAGAGACTTGAACAGAGACAATGTCTCCTTGGTTAATTGCCTCAAGGCGAATCACTCCGTCCGTGTCAATATACTTAACGCCACCTGACTCTGTAAGTTTGACAACTACACCTGTTGTAGAAGTTGTTTCTTTCCACGTAATAATTTTGTCAACTACGCCACCTTGCAGGATTGCGTACTTGTCTCCAACAACTGGAGCATCTACTATTTCATCAATAGAAACATTAAAGTATGAGTTGGCGTTAATCTGCGTTCTGTTTTCTTCTTCAAGGCGCAGTATCGTGCCAGTTATATCTGGGTTAATTCCCCACCAGGCGTTTGCGCCTTGGGCAGGTAGTAGTGAAATGGCAAGTGCTACTGGTATTGCTTTTCTAATAGGTAACATAAAGGGTCCTTTCGTCTTTTGTCATTGAAGATATAGTAACAGGGAAGGTGTCAAATTATCAACTTACCCTAAGTAGGATAAAATAAGCCTATGCCTATACTTGGATCGAGCGCGTCACAAAACACTAAATCCTTCTTGCAGCCTAATGCACCAACTGGTGTTACGGCGACGTCCACGGGGCAGACTACTGCCTCGGTAGCATTTACGCCCGCCGTGTCTGGCGCGGCCGCTACCTCATTTACCGTTACCTCGAGCCCTAGCTCGTTAACAGGGACAGGCGCGTCTAGCCCTATCACTGTCTCTGGGCTATCAGCAGGAACCGCATATACATTTACCGTCGTCGCAACAAACGCGGCCGGAAGCTCTTCCGCTTCATCTGCATCTGCGTCAATCACAACAGATGCACCCGTGCCTTATGCGCTATCAGCAACATTCAACGCAGGAGGGACATATACTGTTCCATCTGGTAAAACAATGATGGCGTTCTTTACTATTGCTGGCGGAGGAAGATCTGAACAAGGAGTAAACCCAGGCTACAGCAGCGGTAGCTACTCTGGTAATGGTGGCCGTGGTGGAAATGGTGGTGTTTATTACGCTGCTAGAGACTACCCTGTTTCTGCAGGGCAGACCTACTCTGTGACTATAGGTGCTGCAGGTAACGTTGCATTAGACGGTGGTGGAATAACTTTATTTGGAAACTTTATCAATACTAACACTGGAGCATTTAACGCTAACAACTACCTAATAACATCAGGTTCAGGTAGCTATGGTGCAGGAGGAAACGGTCAGTCTGGCGTTACGCACGGCCATGGTAATGCTGGAGGCGGCGGAACTGGAGGAAGTCCGTCGATGACTCTCGATGGGCTCGGCACAGTTACTGCTGGGTTTGGCGGCGGAGGAGGAGGCGGTGGTGGTGGCGCCTTTAGCACTGGAAACACTAGATTCGGCGGAGCAGGAGGAGCACCTGCAGGAGGGTCTGGTCAAGGAGGGCTTGGTGGAAGTGCTAGATACAATATAGGATACCAGGAGTATGGTGGTGCTGGAAACGCTAGCAACGCGCCTGGTGGCGGAGGAGGCGGAGGAGGCGGCGGTGGCGCAAGTGAGGGTTACTCTCCCCCTACAGCAGGTGGAGGAGCAAACGGCTCTGCCGGACAAGTTTTAGTTTACGTTAAATAAAAAACTATCACCACAAGTTAACTAAGATAAAATGAGACGATGGAATCAAGGGAAGACATCGCTAAAGAGGTAGAAGAGTTTATCCTACCTATGTTAGAAAAACCTGGGTATATGAATGCTAAGGGAACTCTTGATATGGTGCTTAATAAAATTAGGGGTAAGTAAATGCCGATTATAGGAAGTAGTGCAAGTCAGTCTGGACGCACACCTGGAGTACCTACGAGCGTCAGTGCTACTGCAGGAGACGCCCAGGCGGTTGTATCTTTTACTGCACCTGCCTATACTGGTAAGGGTACAGTTTCTTATACCGTAACCTCAAGCCCTGGAGGTTTAACAGCCTCCGGCGCATCAAGTCCTTTAACAGTCACTGGGTTAACAAACAGCACTGCATACACATTTACCGTAACTGCATCAACTGCAGGAGTTGCTGGTACAGCATCTTCTGCATCTGCATCTGTTACACCTGTTCTACCAGCATACGCGCTATCACAAACGTTCAATGCATCTGGTAACTACACGGTCCCTGCTGGAGTAAGTAAAATTGCAATTCTTCTTGTAGGAGCTGGCGGAGGCGGAGGCGGAGGAACTCCTTATTACTCTCAAGGCGGCGGAGGCGGCGGAACTGGAGGAACTGCTACTATAGCAAAAGAGTATCCAGTAACTCCTAGTACTGTGTATGTTGTTACGGTAGGCACCGGTGGTAACGGAGGAGTTGGTCAGCAAAACTCGGTGATGGCTGGAAATGCTGGAGGCGCATCATCTTTTGGAAATCTTATTAACTCTAATGGCTCTGGAAACATTTCTGGTTACATAGTCTCTACCGTTAGCGGTGGCAACGGCGGTGGAGGCGGTAGCCGTAACAACACATCAGGCGCCAATGCTAATGGTGGAGGTGCTGGTAGCAGCTCAGCTGGAGCGTCTACAACTTTGGCTGGTATTGGTACCGTGAACATTGGCTCTGGCGCTGGTGGCGGCGGTGGTGGCGGTGGTGCAGGAAAGTATGTGAGTGGTTTTGCTGGCTCTGGTGGCGGTGGAGGTAATGGTGGCACTGGCGCGGGAGGAGGAGGAGGAGGCGGCTCTGCTATTGATGTCAACGAAGGTAACTTAGGTGGTAACGGCGGCAATGGAACGCAACGCGGAGGTGCTGGAGGCGGCGGAGGTGCAGATAACGGTGCCATGGGGCGAACTGGTGGTGTTGGTAGTGCAGGACAAGTTTTAGTTTACACTCAATAAAACTTTATCACCGCAAGTTAATTAACAAGGAGAAGTAAATGCCGATTCTAGGAACGGTAAGTTCTAGTTTTACGGAGTTTCCATACACACTTTCTCAAACATTTAACACATCAGGCACATACACTGTTCCGGCCGGCAAAACTAAAATTGCAACACTTCTTGTTGGTGGAGGCGGTGGCGGTGGCGGCGATGGAACCAACTCTGGACGTGTAGGTGCAGGTGGCGGCTCTGCTGCTCAATTTAGTGAATATTCAGTAAATAGTGGTCAAACATTTTCTATAACAATTGGTAGTGCAGGCACTGGAATTGGAGTTGATGGCGGTACATCGTCATTTAGTACTTTGATTAACGCTCCTGGTGGTTCAAATACTGGCACTGGTGGCACTAGTGGAACCAGTAATGTTTCAGGTGCAGCATTTTATACAGGAGGCGCTGGAGGCGCTGGCGGTGGTGGTGCGGGAGCATCTGGTCAATCAATAACTGGACAGCAAACTGGTATTTCTAATAACCTTACCGCTGGCGGTGGTGGAGGTGGCGGTGGCAATGGCGCTGTAAGAAATAACAATACAAATGGTACAACAGGCGGTGGAGGCGGTGGTGCGGCAGGTTCAGGCTTTGGTTCAGCAGGTGGCACTGGTGGGTCAGGAGGCAATGCATCAAACTTTGATGGAGATGGAACTACAAACGCTGGTACTGCTGGTAACGTGGGAGGCACTGGCGGAGGCGCTGGTGGAGGCGGAGGCGCTGGTAGAACGGCTAACGTAAATTCTGCAAACCCAGGTAGTGGACCAAATACACTTGGCGGAGCTGGACAGGTAATCGTCTACATCAAATGATACAGGCAACAAACAAAAACTTTAAGGAATTACTAGAAAACGACCTGCCTGTATTGGTAGACTTTTGGGCGGAGTGGTGTGGGCCGTGTCGTATGCTCACACCTATCCTCGAAGAAATAAGCACGGAGTACAAGTACGTTTTTATTACCGCAAAGTTAAATAGCGATGAGAACTCAGAGATTGCATTTAAGCACGAGGTAAGGTCAATCCCAACGATGATACTTTTCAAAGGTGGAATCGAGGTAGCAAGAATGACGGGTGCTAAACCTAAGCCTGCGATTGTTGCTTGGCTACAAGACCACGTTGAATTGGGCTAGGGTATAATAGACACGCTCCAATTCTAGGAGTACAAGGTTCAACCAAAGGCTTAATAACTGCACTTACAAATATAAGTGCAACCTCGCCTATCTAGTCACTGGCAAGTGATTGGGAAATAAAACCTATAGGAGAAATATGAAGTTAATCAAAAAACTAGCAATGGCATCTGTCGTTGCGCTAGGTCTTGGAGTGTTTTCAGCACTCCCAGCAAGCGCCGGGGACATGTCGCTATCAGTAAAGGTCGGAGCGGCTGCTGCAAGTTCGAACGCAACAACAGCTCTAGTACCAGCAGCAGTAGCAGTACCAGCAGACAACACAATCGATGAAGCAGACGTAGTCCGCCTTGTCGCAACTGTTGACACAGGCACAGTAGTTACATTCTCAGCGACAGGTGGCGTAAAGCTTGTTGCAGCTCTCGACAATCCAGCGGCAGTACGTGTACGCTCGACTGACGGAGCTTTATCAGTTGTTGTAGCAACAGGAACAGGTAATACTGCAACTGTCTATGCCTACACAACAACTGTTGCCACGGGAACAGTAACTGTTGCTAACGGTGGCGTTATCAACACAATTTACATGAAGGGCACAGCGGGAGCTGCAAACGCAATCTCCGTAGTTGCTCCTTCAGCTGTAGCCTCAAGCACAGTGGCAACATACGCATTTTCAGCAGTAGACGTTTTCGGTAACAAGGTTTCCGGCCTTGCGATTGCGACTACAGTTGCAGGTGCAACAGTTGCCTCAACTGGTCTTAACACAGCAACAGTTACAACAACAGCAGATGTAGCAGAGCTCAAAGTTCTTGCTCCAGCTGGTGGTTCAATCGTAGTTGTAGCAACAGCAACAGTTGCAGCGGCGGTAGCTTCACTTGCTACTCCAGTATCAACAGTTGCAGCTATGACAACAGTTAATGATCTTGCAGCAGAGGTTGCAGCCCTTAAGGCAGCTCTTGCTGCCGAGAAGGCTGGTCGCGCATCAGATAAGATTGGTGCAGATTTTGCACTAGCAACAGCAAAGGCCGATGCAACTACTGCATCAGCTGCCGCTAAGGCAGAGGCAGCGGCTGCAAAGGCTGCTGCAGATGCTGCAATGGCTACAGTAGTTGCATCTAACGCAACTGCTAAGGTTGCTACAGACAAGGCAATTGCTGACCTTACAGCTGCAGTTGCTAAGATGACGAAGGACATGGCCTCAATGAAGGCTAAGTTCAACGCTATGGCGAAGAAGTATAAGTTCGCACCCATTAAGTAAATAACAACTTAATATAGATAAAGGAGCGGGTCTGAGAAATCAGGCCCGCTTTCCTTTTATATACGCAAGGATAAAAGTAGGGTAAAATAAGCACATGCCAATTCTAGGATCCCAAGCATCAAGAGGCGGCGGAACACCTACTGCACCTACGAGCGTTTCAGCTACGGCGGGTAACGCCCAAGCAACTGTTACTTTCACCGCAAGTTCCTATATAGGCAAAGGAAGCGTTACCTATACAGCGATTTCTAGTCCTGGAAATATCACCGCGAGTGGAACGTCACCTATCACCGTTACGGGATTAACTAACGGAACTGCATATACTTTCACTGTAAGAGCTACATCTTCAACTGGTGAGACTGCAACTTCAAGCGCGAGCGCAAGTGTTACTCCTGTTGCGCCTGTATACGCACTTTCACAAACATTTAATGCATCTGGTACGTACACCGTGCCTGTTGGTAAAACTCAAGTAGCAGCATTTGTAATGGGTTCTGGAGGTGCTGGTGCGGACGGTGGAAATGCCAGTAACTACAGTGGAAGCGGCGGGAGTGGCGGTGGTGGTTCAGCATTTTTAGATTACACGGTTACTCCAGGAGCAACTTATTCAATAGTAGTTGGAATTGGAGGAGGAGGTAATAATAACGCTGGAATTACATCTTTTTCAGATTTAGCTTCTGCTAATGGAGGAGAAAAAAGTGCAGACCCTAGTCTTGCTACTACTGGTGGAAATGGGACTTCAAACGTTGTAGGCGCACAAAATGCACAAGGTGGCGCTGGAGCGGGAGGCTCTGGTCCACCAACTGGAACAAATAATGGACTATCTGGATCTAATGGACAAACACTTAACTTAAACCTTGCAGGAATTGGTTCTGTTTCATACCAACTTGGTGGCGGCGGAGGCGGCGGAGGCAGAGGATTTTTCAATACTGGCGGTGGTGGTGGATCTGGAGGAAGCGGTGGTTCTGGTGGAAATGGTGCAGGTAATGGAGGCGCAGGAGGAAGCAGCGCTCCAGACGTTGTAAATGCTGCTGGTGGAGGAGGAAGTCCAGGTTCTTTAGCTGGAGGCGGAGGCGGTGGTTCTGCAGGAAGAGCACGTTATTCTGATAATGGAACATTTTTTAATGGTTCTCCTGGAGCTGGCGGTCAAGGCGGCCAGGGTAGAGTAATTATTTATATTGCGTAATATATTAGCGACATGAGCGACGTAATAATAGAAGTTGATATTGAAGCAGATGTGCTCAGTTTATTGTCAGATTGAGCGTATAAAGCCAAAAAATCGTCCAATGTGACAGTTAGGAAATCTCCCTAGGGGAGGCTATTAAGTGTACAGTTTTAAGTCTAACCCTGTATGCTATTGTTATGATTATGCTCAATAAAATCCATAACGAGGACTGTTTAGCAACAATGACTCGTATGCCTGATGGTTTTATTGACCTAACAGTCACATCTCCCCCTTATGACAATCTACGCAAGTACAACGGCTATTCCTTTGATTTCGAGACTATAGCCAAAGAGTTATATAGAGTTACAGCAGATAATGGAATGCTTGTATGGGTTGTTGGTGATGCAGTCATCGCTGGCTCTGAAACTGGAACAAGTTTCCGACAAGCACTCTTTTTTAAAGAGATTGGCTTCAAACTCCACGACACAATGATTTATGAGAAAAACAGTCCTGCCTACCCAGCAAGTTCAGTAAGTAATCGTTATACCCAAATCTTTGAGTACATGTTCGTCTTTGCCAAAGGTCAGGCTCCCAAACACCTTATCTGCGATAAACCAAATAAGTGGGCTGGCTTTAAGGATTTTTCTGGAAAGCTCAAGAACCCAGTTCCAGATTTCTCACCTAGAAACAATATCTGGAAGTACACAACATCATTCAACGGAGTGAAGCACCCTGCTCCATTCCCTGAATCTTTGGCCCAAGACCACATCCTTAGTTGGAGTGATGAAGGCGCCACTGTCTACGACCCATTCATGGGAAGTGGAACGACAGCCAAGATGGCTGCCCTATCTAATAGAAATTTCATTGGTAGCGAGGTGAGTAGTGAGTACTGCGAACTAGCCAATGAAAGACTCAATAAAACAAATGACGAAAGAAGGAAATAATGAATCTAGACAACTGGACACAACCGTTTGAGATTGCCTTTAAGTTTGCTATGTTCTCTTTAGGTTGGCTACTTGTATTACTAATCGGGTCTTTTGTACTTGCAATTTCAGTCGCGCTTCTGAAATCTATCCCTGCTTTGTTTAAGGGTAAAAAGAAGTTAAAAAAGTCTAGCCTAGAAGATACCTATAACGATGCTATGAATCGACTTGCTAATACAAAAAACTTCAAGGTTGTAAAAGACGAGGAATAATCTTGTATATCGAGTTTATGTCAATAACTGATAAAGCATATGTAAAGAAGGGTTATTTTTTCCATGACAGAGAGTAGCAAAATTGCTTACTGCTATGCCCGCGTCTCTACTCAAATGCAGGTTGATGACGGGGTCAGCCTAGACGCTCAAGAAAAACAACTGAGGTATGCAGCAGAATCTCAAGGCTATGAAGTAGAGATGCTTCGTGAAGAGGGTCGTTCTGGGAAAAACATCACTGGGCGACCTGTATTAACTGCTGCATTAGCGAGTCTTGATAAAGGTGAAGCAGAGGCTTTGTTTGTGACACGTCTTGATAGACTTGCTCGTTCTACCAGAGACTTTCTTAGTATTGTTGATCGCTCACATAAGTATGGGTGGCGTCTGGCACTTCTCGACCTTGGTTTAGATACTGCTACATATCAAGGTCGATTTGTAGTAACAATAATGAGTGCCATGGCAGAGATGGAAAGAGGGATGATTTCACTTCGCCAAAAAGATGTTCATCAAGATAGACGTGATAATAAAAAAGTATGGGGTGTTGATTTAGGACCACTACCTTTAGTAGAAAAATCAATTTCAGATAGAATATCTTCTGATAGAGATTTAGGTCTTTCATATAAATCAATAGCAGAAAAACTTAATAGCGATGGAGTAAAGACAGTTTTAGGTGGAGTTAAGTGGTATCCATCAACTGTACGACATATTTATTTAAGGAAATAAACAGGGTAAAGTATAATTAAGGCATAATTTAGTAAAACCCTACCCCTGGGGGTCATTGATTGAATAACTTTAAACGCAAAGTTTTAATGCTCCTTGGGTCAATTCTATGTATTACAGTTTTTTCAATAATGTCACCAGACAGCGCAAGGGCTGCAGATAATCAAGAGCAAGTGGTTGTTAGTCCTGCCCAGCAAGCAGTTGACACGGCTATTGCTACAGCAGTGGCTGAAGTTACACAAGCAGCACAAGCATCAGATACAGCAACAGCAACCATCGCGACTGCAGTAGCAGCAGTAACAACATCTAATACAGCGGTAGCAACAGCAACTACTGCGGTCACAACGGCAGTAGCGGCAGTTGCAGAAGTTGCAAATACAGCACCCACAGTTGCAACAGCAACAGTAGTAACGCAAGACGTTACTACCGCAGTAACTGCGGTAACCACAGCAGTAGCTGCAATACCAGTAACTGCAACAACAGCAACTCCAGAAGTAGCCGTTGCACAAGCAGCAGTTACCGCTGCAACACCAGTTGTAGTAGCGGCAGCAGAAACAGTTGTATCAACGTCAAATACCTTGTCAGCAACTCCACTTACTACAGTTGCAGAAGTTGCAGCAGCGGTAGCAACAGAAACTGCACAAGCAGTAACAGCAACTACTGCAGTTCAAACTGCAGTAGTTCAAGTACAAGAGGCAACAGCAACAGTAGCAACTGCAACGACTGCAGTAGCAGCAGCAGTGACTGCAACTACAGAGGCACAAACACAACTAACCCAAGCAAACGTTGCAATCAACACTGCGCAGGATGCAGTTAACGCGTTAAGCGCGACTATTGGAACGTCTGCAAATGTTCTAGCCAACACAGACGACGCAGGCATTCGCATGAACCTACCGTTTAACTTACAAATGGGCGGGGTCGTTTACACAAATGTTTACGTTAGCTCCAACGCAACAATTACGTTTGGTGTTAATGAGGGGCAAAATTATCACTCTACTCCCAACGCACCTTCAATTTCTGTAGGAGGATACGACTGGACGACGTGGAGTGCTGGCTCTGGAGTTACCTACTCAACAACAACTAATACCCTATCTATCGCATGGGATGTTCGCGTTTATCCTTTAACTACAGCAGATACTCAGATGACGCAGATTAGATTTAATGCGGACGTTAACCCACAAGATGGTGCGTGGGCAGCAGACGTAAACGTTACTGGTGTTATACCAGCGGGTGCTCGCTTTAACGTACGAGAAACTACAGGCGGAACAGTCACCGCTATAGCAGACACAAACTCAGGACCTGGATTTAACGGAACAATCAGCCAAGGCGCTGCATTTACTCCAACTCCAGACCCAGACACTGCGTCCATTCAAGCAGCTATCGACACAGCTAACGCACAAATTGCAACACTTAATACTCAGGTCACTGCAATTGTTGCAACAAATACAGCAAATACAAATACAGTTATTGCACCAGTAGCAACTGTTTCACAAAATACTGTGACTGCATTAGAGACAGCAACTACAACATTAACTACAAAAGTAGCAGACATTGCAGTTGTTTCCGCAGCAGTTGAAACAGTATTGACAGCACCAACAGTTGTTGCTGCAGCACAGACAGTAATTAATGCAATTCCTGCACCTGCGCCAGCACCTGCACCCACCCCACCCGCTTTAGTCGAGCCTCCTGCACCTGCACCTGCACCTGCACCTGCACCAGTTGAACCACCTGTACCAGTTGAACCACCTGTACCAGTTGAACCACCTGTACCAGTTGAACCACCTGTACCAGTTGAACCACCTGTACCAGTTGAACCACCTGTACCA